CTACTCGCAGTTATATTTGGACTTCGAGTTTGAGGAATAAAAACACGACAAAACAGACAATGACACGCAAGGAGGAAAAGACCGAAACAGGCAAATCCGTCACCTACATCGTGGGCGGCGACATCAATGTTTGCGCCATTATAGCCGAACTATCTGAAATGGGCGCGGCGGATGAAGACATAAGCGAAGCCTGCAAGACACTAAGCTCGAAGAACAGGACATACCGCTACGAGAACCGACAGACACGCGACAGCCTAACAGTGATAGACGAGAATGCCGCCTGCAACAGTCCGTTCTCCGCGATGTTCTGCGCACTTCTTATGCTGTCGCCCTTTGGCAAGGCAATGCCCGCGTCCAACCCCATGAAGAGCCTCATCGAGGAATTAAAAAATGGAGGGGAGGAGGTAAGGTAGGACAGGAAGCGGGAAACCTTTCCGACAATCAAGGCTGCGGCGCAGCGCTGGCGCATAATTTTTTAAGGAACAAAGCGCAAAATGCGCCTTATTCTCTTTTTGCACGGAAGGCGCAATGTTTTCCGCGCAAGTATTTTTGTGCTGTTTTAATTGAATTGCGATGAACATCTACGAAACCATCTTATCCCAGCTCAAAACAAGGTTTTCAAATCTTGGGTTGGGCGACAGCGTGCTGGAACGTGTTGCAAAGCAGCTCGCAGGCACTGTTGACAAGGAAGAACTCATTGCGCCCGCTGTTGACGGGGCGGAGGGCTACCTAAAAATGATGCAGGCAGAGCTTGACCGTGTGCGTGGCGAAAAGTCGGGGCTTCAAAAAGAGCTTGAAGAACTGAAAAATGCCGAGAAAGAACGTACAGAGTCGGAAGCGAAAGCCAAAAAAGCCCAACAAGAGGAGGCGGCAAAAAAATTGAAGGAAGAAGAGGCCGCAAAAAAAGCTCGGACAGCTGCGGAGCGGGATAAAACGCCCCAAGAGACAACGGAGCAGATTATTGAGCGTATCCTCAAGGAAAGGCTTGACGGCATGGCCCAAGAGTACAGCAAGCAGACAAAGAAGCAGCAGGAGGAGATTGAGAAGCTGAACGAACGCATCCGGCAGGCCGACGAGGCGAAGGCTGCCGCAGAGCACATGGCCTCATGCAAGAAAACGGCAAGAGAACTTGGAATATCCGAGGCGTATGACCCCGTGATAGTCTCTTTCGCCACAACAGCGAAAGACCACGCCAGCTTTGAGCAGATGGCCAAATCTTTCAAGCAATCGCTGGTTGACGATACGGCCTCATCCGCGACACCGCCGCAGACGGCGGAGCAAAAGGAGGAGAAAGAGGCGGAGGCAATCGCCAGCCTGATTGACGAGGGCACAAGGAAGATAGTGGATGCGGGCAAGGCAAGCAAGTAACAAACAAAAATATTAAAAACAAAGACCAATTATGCCAAGTGGAATAAAATATGTGACCGCTCCCGCTCCCGCAGGGGAAGAGCGGTACGACGTGGCAAGCGGCATTCGCCGCCGTGGTGTTTATGTGCTTCAGACGGAAAACCTCACCGTGGGAAAACGTCTGCCTGCATTTGCACCCATCTACGCCGATAAGAAGTATAAGAAAGCCTATCCCGTGCGCAACTCTGCCGTCTATGAAGCTGCCGATGCCACGGCTACGGCCATCAAGGTGAAGAAAGGCACGTTGCTCTATGCAGGCGCATTCGTTGGCAACGGGAAGAAAGGGGCGACCATCGCGAGCGTTGACACGTCGAACGCGCTTTATGACGTTATCAACGTGGACGCTACGTTGGGGGTTGCCCTTGCCGCTGGCGATGTTCTCTTTGAGGCTACCGCCGCAGGAGGGACGAAGCAAAAGTACGTGGCCAACTCTGCACTCTATGAGAGCAAGATGGTGGAGGACGGCATCAACACGGTAGCTCTGCTCCGCACTGCCGCCGAGATAGAGCCCGACAAACTGGCCATTCCGTTTAGCGACAGCGACAAGGCGGCTTTGGCGGGATGGTTCGACTTTAACGAATAAAAGACAGGAGGAACGCTATTATGATGCTAACAATAGACACGCTCTTCAACGACCCGCACATTGTTGGAGCAGTTATCAATCGTGTGCTTCAAACGCGCAAGGACACTATCTACTGGCAACAGTACCTCTCATTCCGTCAGACCACTACCCGTGTGTTCAAGGACTACATTGGCAACGTCACTGGCGTAATGGCTGGCTCTGTCAACTCCCGCTACGGAGAGAAGCCTCTGCGCGAACGCCGTGAAATGGGCTACGGCTATGGTGAAGTGGCCTATCTTGGCGACCGCTATCAAATCTCCATCGACCGCCTCTCCGAGTTGCAAGACCTTATTGACAAGTTCAACGCCTCGCGGACGGAAGACCAAAACGCCGCTCTTCAGGACATCATCAGCTTCATCTACGACGACTATCGCCAAGTGTTGCTTGCGCCGCACAAGCGTATGGACTTGGTGGTTGGCTCGCTCATTATGACGGGCAAATGCACCGTCAAGAACAAGGACAACCGCACCGATGCCAATACGCCCGATGTTCTCGACATCACCCTGCCATACAAGACGATTGCGCCGACAACGGCCGACGTGAAGGTGGACAGCCAGCTGAGGTTTATTTCCTATCTCAAGGAGAAACTTGACGAACTCGAACCCGACTACGGCACGTTCCGCAAGATGGTGATGAGCCGCAAGACATTTAACAACTACATCGTTGGCTCTTCCGAGTTTGGCGACAAGTTCCGCACCGCATACGGCAACACGGCCTACTACCTCCAGCCTACGCTCATCACGGGCGAGGCCGCTTCGCAGGTATTTCAAGGCATCGGCTTGCCCGCCATTGAGATAAAGAGCGACTATGTGAAAGACCAAAACGGCAAGAACACGCCTGTTTATGCCGACGGCTACATTGCTCTTCTCCCCGACGAGCAGATAGGCTATATGCGCTATCACACACCCTACGAGGCCACCGACCCTGTGCCTAATCGCACTTACACTCCCGCCGATGGTGCAACGCTCATCAGTGCCGAGCGCGATGCCAACGGTCGCTACTTGGAGTACACCTCCGAGTGGATACCTCAAATCAGCAACCCAGAGCAGATTGTCAACTTCGACCTAACGGCGATAGAGTAATGGCTTTCACGATGGCGTGTGGCAATAGTTGCATCACGGTGGGGGAATATCTCACAGAAAAGTTCGGCTCTCTTGGTCACACGGTCACGTCCGCCGACATTCTTGACATATCCCTGCTTGCGGGCGTTTCGGCTGACGACGAATACACGGGGGACAACAAGGAGCTTGTTGGAATGGCCGTGTGCCAGTTCATCCCCCAGCTCGTCGCCCGACCGCAGAGCGTCAGCGAGAGTGGCTTCAGTGTGTCGTGGGACAAGGACTCGCTCTTGAGGTGGTATTCCCTGCTCTGCAAGCGTTATGGTCTCACAGACGAGCTTTCCGACACTCCTCGAATAAGTTTCCTTTAACTTTCTTTCGTTTTCACGATGCTCTTCACACCTCACACATTGCAGATAAGGGACGCGATGGCATTCAGCCGTGACGAGTTCGGAAGGCCGTCCACCACCAGAGAGAACAGATGGAGGACAGTCGGTCTTTGCCGCTGTGATGATGTCAGTGCGGAAAGGAACACAGGAGAGAACGGCGCGGCCTATCCCTTCCGCTACAAAGTGGTGTACCCGCGAAGCCTCGGATTTATCGCCGAGGGGACGGAGGTGCGCTGCCTTGACGCAGAAGGGGAGGTGCGCGGGCAAGGTGTGGTGAAAAGTCCCATGAAAACAAACTTTCTTTCATACCGCGTGATATGGCTGGAATGACAGAATGCGACTTTTCGGAAGCCGACTCCTTCTTTGGCGAAATACGTGACGCTGTAAAGGTCACATGCGAAGAAGTGGGTAGAAAGGCAGTGGAATATGCGAAGGAGAACGGAACATACCACGACGTGACAGGCAGACTGCGGCGTTCAAACCGCTACGAAGCCTCACCAAACGGCCTTCTCATCGAAAACACCGCGCCCTACGCGGAAAGTGTCGAGGCGAGGGGATTGGATGTCATCAGCGGGGCGGCTCTCTATGCGGAGAGGCTCTTACAGGAGAAATGCCAAAGGCAGGAATGAACGTATGATTACTTTGTCCGACATAGCCAACATCATCTACCGCGACTGCGCCGTGTTCGGCGTGGAGCGCGTGCCTGACGGCCAAACACCCACGGGTTTCCTTGATGGGGACAGGTGCGTTGTGCGAGTGGTCGGCAAAAGGCTGGAGAAAGGGAAATACTGGGACAAAGTGTTTGCGGAGGTGAATCTCTGCGTCCCCGACCTCGCCCCTCTATATGCAGAGGCAGACACGCCGCGCATCGGCAGTTTGTTGTCCGTGGCGGTGGACGAATGGCGAGACGGGGTGACAGGCACATGGAACGGCACTCCATACTACTATGGCATACACTCAACCGCCATTCTCGCCGATACCGCGCTGCGCTGCCACTACGCCAACATAAGGCTGCTCTTTCAAGTACTTAACACAATGGAATAAAAAAACAAAGCAACATGGCAGAAAAAAAACTATACATAGGCATCAAGCAGATATGGTATGCAGAGCCTATCACATCCGCCGTGACGGCCTCGTCGCTCAAAACATTGCTCACCTCGGCGACCGAGGTGAAGAACTCCCACCAAGACACGTGGGGATACGAGGAGAGCGACCCCGAGACCACGGAATACATCAACGAGTTGACGGGACAAACCTACTACATCGACATGACAAAGGGGACTATTCCGACCATCTCTTTCACTATGGGACAGTACTCCTACCTTGACAAGGCCAACTTGCAGGGAGGCACGGCCATCACCGCAACCGGAGCGGAGGCAACAAGTGAGGCTGACGCAGTGGGCTGGAAGAAGGGGGATGACCTCGAAGTGATTGAGAAGGCCATTATAGCCAAGACGAAAACAGGAAACTACGTGGTGCTGACAAAGGCGAATATCACGGGGAAAGGCAATTTTGTGGAGAAGAACATCGGGCTTGGCGTGACCGCAGTCGCACTTGAAAACGAGGGGGTTGGCTCCGAGTATTGGTTTGACGGCGATGCCGTTGATGGCGGTGAGTAAATACGCACACGAATTAATTTGGCCGTGGGAACGCGCACCCTTACACGGGCATAAAGTTTCCACGACCTTTTTTTTACATTCACACTGACTTTTCTTTTGAAGCATGAGCGAGGCATCAAAAATAGTGAGTTCCGCCATACTTGGTATAGACGGAGTTACGGTGGTGGTGGCCGGAAATGCTTACTACATCCCACCTCCCACCATACTGCGCATTGCAGGCGCGGCATGTCATCTTTCCGCTTTCGATGGCATGAAGAGTGTGTCTGACGCACTTCATACAATGCGAGACCTTACGGAAGTTGCAAAGGCACTCTCCTACTTCATCATAGGTGACGAGAGCCTTGCGGACGAACTGTGCCACGGAACTATGCAGGAGGTGATTTCCGCATTAGAGAGTGCGATGAGCCTTATTGATGTGGGGAATTTTTCAAGGCTGTCCGTTTTGACGAGGAGCGTATCAAGGCTGACAGCAAGGCCACGACAATAGGCAACGCCTGCCTCCTCGGACAGATAGCAACGTTCATGGACTCTCTGCACCTGTCCTACAAAGAGGTCACTGAAAAGATACCTTACCGCAACCTCGTCATCATGCAGCGCGACAAACTTCACATAAGCTACGGCGATGTAATGGAGGAGGTCAGTGAAGATGAGTTCTTCCGTCGCAAGGGGAAAGGCAATCCGATAAAAGGACAAATAAAAAACTAACATGGCATCAACATTGTATTTCAAGGTGAAGGCCGACTATGAGGAGGCTGTGAAGCTGCGCTCCGAGATAAACCGCCTTGAGGCGCAAATGCGCTCATTCGGGAAAAGCACACCACAGGACGAGATAGACAAGGTAACAAGCTCCCTCTCCGCAGCCCGGAAACGCTTCGGCGACCTTACAAGCGCAGCTGCGGTGGCAGGCGCAGGGTTGGAGAACTCGCTAAAGACAAAAATGCTTGGCGTGTCGCAAGGCATGACCGACCTTTCGCGGAAGATACTCGATGTTAAAGAAAGGCTGCGCCAGCTGGAAACAATCCAAAAGGGATACAAGAGGACTTACTCACTCATAACATCGGCAGGAAATGACGACCTTGCGGTGAAAAACAAAATATGGACTACGGAAAAAGCCATTGACGCACAGCGGAACGCCCTTGCGAAACTGACCCAACAGCAGGCCGAGGCGCGTTTTTCCATGAAGAACCTCACTGAGGAATACAAGGAGTTCAAGGAAGGCAGCGACGAGGCGACAGAAGGAGTTGGCGAAATATCATCGCAAATAGGCGTGACCATCGGAACACTTTTTGCCGCCGACTCGATAAAAAACTTCATTGGTCAAATGGTGGATGTGCGCAGCCAGTTCCAAGCCGCAGACACGGCCATTGAGACACTTCTCGGTTCAAAGCAAAAGGCTGACGCACTTATGAGCGAGGTACGCGAATATGCTAAAATATCGCCCCTTGAGTTCTCGGATGTAACCGCCGCGACGCAGATGATGCTCGGCTTCAACATTGAGGCGGAGAAAGTACCGCAATATCTCTCCGCAATAGGGGACGTTTCAATGGGAAACTCACAAAAGTTCAATTCCCTCACACTTGCGTTCTCGCAGATGTCGGCGGCGGGGAAGCTGATGGGACAAGACCTCAACCAGATGATAAACGCGGGCTTCAACCCGCTACAGCAAATGGCGGAAACCACGGGAAAGAGCATTTCTGAACTTAAAAAGGAAATGTCAGATGGGAAGATTTCCGCAGAGATGGTACAGCAGGCGTTTATTGACGCGACACAGGAGGGAGGCCGTTTCTATGGAATGAGTGAAAACGGCTCAAAAACCATACAGGGGCAAATGTCAATGATGCAGGACGCGGTTGACCTTGCCTTTAACGAAATGGGGACGGCAAGCGAAGGGGTGATAATGGACGGAATACAGCTTGCCACCCAGCTTGTACAAACTTATGAGTCCGTTGGAAAGGTTGTGATGGCCGTCGCTGCCGTCTATGGCTCTTTCAGAGCGGCGATGATGCTATCTCTTGTGGTGGAGAGGCAGCTCAACAAAGAAAGAGCGGCAGAAGTGACCGCAACGACAGGCGCGACAACGGCACTGACACTCAACACCCTCAAGACACGCCTTGCCACTAACGCGCAGTTACTTTACAGGGCGGCGATAGACGGCGTGAAGAACTCGTGGAACGCCATGAAGGTCGCGATGGCCTCAAACCCGATAGGGGCAATCATCACCGTCCTCACAACCGCGATAAGCCTGCTGTGGGTGTTCAAGGACGATACGGAAGAGGCCACGGAGGCGGAGCAGAAGTTTGGCGAGGAGGCCGCAAAGACGCTAACCAACATCAACGCGCTCTACGCCGTGGTCAACACCGCCACGAAGGGAAGCCAAACCTACAGCCAGTCCATGAAGGAGCTTTCCGAGACGTGCGAGCAGTACGGCATACAGCTTGACAAGGAGAAAGACCTGCTCCAACAGGTCAACGACGCGCGGACTACGCTCAACTACCTCATCGCGCAGGAGGGCGTGGAGAGGCAGCACGCAAACAACATCGCGAACATACAGAAACAATATGAAAAGGAACTGGAAGATGCGAAGAATGAGATTGCGGACATACTCGGTGACGAGGACGGCATAAACGAGAAGGCCGCATCCGGCATCATCACGCAGAGCGTGGATGCGAGAATGAACGAGCTTATTGCCGCAAGACAGAAGTATGTGGAGGCCGCGAAAAGCGTAGCCGGGAACGACAGCTATAAGTACCAGCAGAGAAGGAACGCGCTATACAAGGAATACACCGCCCTCCTTAGTGAGGTCACTCACGCCTCGGCAGACCTGATAGTGCAGGAGGGGCTTGCCGAAGAGGTCAGCCAAAGGCAGCGCAACGACATATATGCGCATATCACGGCACTGGTGGAGAAGAATGCCGAGACACGCAATGCCACCGAAGCAGAGAACGACGCATACGAGGCCAACAAACGCGCCGCCGAGAGTTTGCATGAGCTTTCCGACGCGCAGCGCGTGATGGCACGCAGGGCGCAGGCCGCAAAGAGGAGCGTGTCCGACCTAAGCGGCGAGATAGAGACCTTGATTAAAAATTACGGCTATAACATCATCGACTTCGAGGTGCGTCTGAAAACGGACGGCCTGCCGCAGTGGATGAAGGACTATCTCAACCTCGGAAGCGGCAAGAAGAGTACGCAGGCCGACCTCGACAAGGCGAAGGAGCGGCAGCTGTACTACAAGCAGCAGGCCGAGGACATGAAGAACAAGGGGGTTGGAAAGCGTACCTTCAATGCGGGAAAGGCCAACGAGACGAAAATGAGCCTGCAAGATGTACTGTACCAGTCATACGCATACGGACAGGCCGCAGAACAGATACAGGCGAACCTTGACAAGCAGAATGACAAAGGCAACAAGCCCCCAAAGACAACGACAAACAAAAACAAAGGGAAGGGCGGCAAGTCCGCAGCCGAGTTGCAGGCGGAGAGCGACAGGAAGATTGCCGACGAGACCCGCAAGTGGGAGGAGAAGCAGGAGAAGGAGCGCACAAAATACAATGAGCAGGCGGAGCAGACCCGCATCGACCAAATCAAGGACAGCGGGGAAAAGGAGCGCGAGCAGCGCGAGCTTGACCACAACAAGGCGTTGCAGGACATCGCAGACGAGGCGGAGGAAATCAAGAAGGCCAATGTTGAACACGCGAAGGCTCTGTTTGACGCTGACAGCAAGAACAAAGGGAAGGATTTCTACAAGTCATCCGAATACACCGCCGCCAACCAGCTCACAGGGGAGCAGCAGACATATATAGGCAACCTCACGGCAAGCGAGAACGCCAAGTACGCGCAGCAGCTCGAAGAGGAGAAAAAGGCGGGCGAGGAGGCCATGAACGACTTCCTCAAGCAGTACGGCACATACCAGCAGAAGCGTCTCGCCATAGCGCAGGAGTACACCAAGAAGATACAGGAGGCGCAGACGGAGGGCGAACGCCTTTCGCTCCAAAAGGAAATGGAGAAATCCCTTTCAGACCTTGACACCAGCGAGTTCAAGAAGAGCATCAACTGGGAGGCCGTCTTTGGAGACCTCGCCAAGCAGGCCACGACCTCCCTCAGCTTCAACCTGCAAAGGATACAGGCGGACTTCGCCAGCCGCAAGGACAGCGGGGAGCTTTCCACCGACGACATCAAGACCTACCAAGAGGCCATTGAGAAGATGCGTGCGGAAATAGAGAGCCGCGACCCGTTTGGCGCGTTGAAGAGCAGCTTCAAGGAAATCGCCGCAGCGCAGAAGGAATACAACGAGGCGGTCGCCGCGCAGCAGCAGGCGCACGGACAGCTTTATGCCGCGCAGGGGCAGTACGACAGTGCGCAGCTTAATATGAACTTCGTGAACAACCGCGTGGAGCAGGGGCTTACAACGACCGACAGCGTGGAGTACACCAACGCCGTGAACATGCTCACGCAGGCCAAGCAACGCCTCGCGGCAGCTACCGAAAATGCCGCGTCCGCAGACAACAGGGCGGTCAGTGCCATAAACCGCCAGAAAAAAGCCTATTCCGAGTTCTCCTCTAATCTCGGAGCAGTCTCAAAGTCGGTCGGAAGCGTGGGAAAGGCGGCGGCGGGTCTCGCCAGCGTCTTTGACGAGAGCGTGGGGAAGGCCATAGAGGACGCGGTTGGCATAATGGACACAATGGTGGGGGCAGTGCAGACCGTGGTTGACGCAGTGGAGACAATAGGGAAAAAGACCGCTGAGACGGTTGGCCAGACGGCGGAGGATGTGTCGGACGGCATATCCACCTCCTCGGAAGCGGCAGGGCAGGCCGTGTCGGCAACGGAAAAGGCATCTATGGTGCTTGCCATTATTTCCGCAGCCCTGCAAGTCGCCACGGCTATCTTCTCGCTCTTCAAGAAAGAGGACTACATGAAGAAAGCCCTTGAGGACATCAAGGAGGTGAACGAGGGGATAGCGGATATGCGCTACGAGGCGCGTCTCGCGTCGGAGGACAAGGACGGCGTGTTCGGGGAGGACGCATGGGCGAAAGCCAGCACCGCCGCCGAGCTTTACATTGAGAAGCTCAAGGAGTTCAAGCGGACACTTGATGAAATCGAAAACCGTAAGGAGTACAACCTTTTTAACTGGCTCAACGGCGGGGACTTAATCGAGACTTTCGACAGCATTGCCGACAGCGTGGCCAACATGAAGGTGCAGGTGCGGCACGGCACATGGTTCAGAAGCGCGAAGTACGCGACCCTCAAAGACCTCGGCCTTGACTTCCTTGACGAGAACGGAGAGGTGGACTGGGACGCGCTCATTGAGTTCCGTGACAACAGCGACTACTACGACAAGCTGAGCGATGCGAACAAGGAATACATCGACAACGCGCTTGATGCATACGAGAAGTACAAGGACGCTCTTTCAGAAATGCGTGACTATCTTTCCGACATCTTCGGCGACCTCGGCAGCACAATCACGGACGCGCTGACTGACGCATTCAGAAACGGCACGGACGCGGCTGAGACAATGGCGGACAGCATTGCGGAAATGCTTGAGACGCTTGGCCAGCAGATGGCTTACAGCGCACTTCTCGCCCCTTATCTTGACAAGGCGCAGGAGCGGCTTGAGGAGGTGATGGCAAACGAAGCGTTGAGCGACAACGAGCGTTACAAGCAGATAAGCGCGATATTCGGCACGGTATCGCAGGAGATGAAGGGCGCGGGCGAAAGCTATTCCTCCATGCTTGAGCAGATGCAGGACGCGGCAGCGGCCTACGGCTTTGACCTGTGGCAACCCAACGAGGACACGCAGAGCGGCGAGAGCAAGGCATGGGAGGGAATGTCGCAGGATGACGCGAGCGAGCTGAACGGACGCTTCACAGCACTGCAAATCACGGGAGAGAGTATGAGCGCAACGCTTTCACTTGTCAGCATGAAACTCGACCAGACACTTCCTCTCATGCAGCAGCAGGCTCTTGTCGCCGATGACACACGTAACATCATCGCGCAGTCGTACCTTGAGCTGCAAGGAATACGCGAGAACACAGAGAACAACTTAAAGTGTGTAAAGCAGATGGCCTCGCGGCTTGAGACATGGGACAGCAAGATACAATCCTTATAAAAAAGAGCAGGATATGGCAGACCTCCTTATAAACGGCCTTGACGCAAAATCCAATTATGGTGTGCGCATAGGCGACGATTTTCTTGACACACTCGGAAAGACACCCGACTGCAAGGAACACATAGAGAACGACAGTCCGCTTGAAGATGGGACACAAACAATCCCTTCCACAAAGCTCGCCAGCCGCACCATTACATTGACGTTTCGCGTCACTGGCGCGACACATGAGCAGTACATCATCAACAAACGCGCGTTCGAGACCGTGCTGCACGCGGGGGAGCTTACGTTGCAAGTTCCGTCCGACAGCAGCGACATCTATCACCTTGTGTTCAGCAAATGCACCTCTTACGCGCAGAACACACGCCGCACGTCATGCACAATCGCGGCGCAGTTCACAGAGCCGAACCCTGCTAACAGGACATAACAAGACGAATTTAAAGTTTTGCTCATTGTAGTAAGATTAGAACCTATGGCGGCGGTATGTGAATATAGTCGCCATTTACGCCTTACGCTCTGTTCCGTGAGAAATAGAAGCCAAAAGGTAGCCAAAATTAAGAACAAGTAAACGCCGGGCGTGTTGACAATCAACAGCCCGGCGTTCCGCCTCGGGGTGCTTAGTGGGAACACTTAATATGTTATCATGTAAATACCCGAACAAGCCGCTATGTATCATTTGCCGTAAAAATCAATGTGTAATAATGGCTTTGTATATAACTCGCCATAACGCGAAAATGCAGAAAATAACAAATTGGTAGCCAAAAAGGTAGCCATTTTTTTGCGATTTTGCTACGTTTCACGCAACTTTGCCGACGGTTCATTCTAATCTTGCTATTATGAAAGTGTCGTTGTCTCTTTCCTCCAAAGTTGATGCCAACGGACTTAGCGAAATTCTTCTTTCCGCTCAGATGAAAATCGCGGGAAAGGTAAGCCGAATGCGTGCAAAGTCCGAAGTTTATGTGTCTGCGGATTTCTTTTCAAAGGAAAAGGGCGTAGAAATGCCGCGAAAACGGCTCATCTCCCCCGCAGTCAGAGAGTGGCATATTTCCGCAAGGGACAAGTTGAATGGCATTCTGTCAGCAGTGGCAACAGCGGAAATGTCAGTGAGAAGGGAATACATTCATGGCAGCTGGCTTCGGGACACGGTAGCGAGGCATCTTCATCCGGATAATGGCACAGCCGCAGAAAACGACAATGATTTTTATCTGCTTGCTGACGAGTATTTAAGGATAAAGGACTTCAGCCAAGACCATACAAAGGGTTTCCGCTCACTTGTTCGCGCAGTGGCGCGTTACGAGGGATTTGTGCAAGCGAGGGTGGATGAATACTTCTCATTTGACATAGACACGGTAGGAAGAAAGGACATGGAAGGCTTTATGGAGTATCTTCGCGGTGAGAAGGGGCTTTCGGAAAGGTTTCCCTCCTTGTTTGAGCGTTTGACGAAAAGTTATCCTGCAAACGTAAGACCCGGCCATGCGGCTGTGGAGGCACGTGGAAGCAATACGGTAATCAAGCTGATGAAAAAGCTGAAAGCATTTTTTGGATGGCTTTATGAGACAGGGCGCACCCGCAACAGACCTTTTGACGGGATAAGGATTGGGAGTGAAAAATATGGCACGCCATTTTACCTTACACGGGACGAGCGGGAGCGTGTGGCATGTATGGCAATGCCGTCCGCGCATTTGGAAAGGCAAAGGGACATATTTGTGTTTCAATGCCTTGTTGGATGCAGGGTGTCTGACTTGATGAGGCTGACAGAGGCGTGCGTCAAGGATGGTGTCCTTGAATACACGCCACGCAAGACAAAGGACGATGGCAACGCCCCAGCCGTGGCGCGTGTCCCTCTGCTTCCGCAGGCCGTCGCGCTGATAGAGAAGTACAGGGACGTGGATGCAGTCGGGCGCATATTCCCATTCATAAGCCCACAGCGTTACAATGACGCGATAAAGGAGATATTGACGCTTGCGGGTATAACGAGGATTGTGGAAATTCGTGACAGTCTGTCGGGAGAGATTGTGCTGCGTCCAATAAACGAGGTGGCCAGCTCACACATGGCGCGTCGCACATTCATAGGGAATTTGTACCAGCAGGTTCAAGACCCCAATCTGATAGGGAAAATGAGCGGACACGTGGAGGGTAGCACGGCCTTCGCGCGATACAGGAAGATTGAGGATGACACATTGCGAAGCGTGATAGAGAAAATAATGTAGGGCTTACTTGCAAGACGGATAGGGTCTGCAATCCGCTCATAAACACAGGATGAAGATTTACAAGGAAGGGGGCAATGCAATTATGCAGCCTTCTTCCTTTTTTTGTGCGCGTATGCCGGCTTTGTTTTACAATTGTTCCTCTTCTTCTGTCAACTTGACATTGAGCCGCGCTCCGCACTTGGGGCAAATGAGGGTGCTACCTGATGATGAGGACGCGGCCTCCTGCTCGTCCAAAAAAAAATCAATTACTCTACATCCTGCTGCGTTGGCAATACGTTGAAGTGTGGAAATAGTAGGGTTTCTACTGATTGTTTGGGAAAGGGTAATACGAGAGATGCCCATTCGCTTGGCAGTTTCTTCCATTGTAATGCCCTGCGCCTTGATAGCTCTTTTTATATCCATTGTTGAGGTGTGATTATAATTTACCTGCAAAGATACCCCTTTATTATATAGTAAGTAATTTCTTTCAGTGTTTTGTTTGAAGTAAATCATACCCAATAGGCCAATATATGAATAAAGCCTTACTACTATTAAATAAGATTAAAGTCATACATTTCTTGTAGAAATATTTTGTGTGTATGATTATAATCATTACATTTGCACCATCAAACAACAAACAAATACAACAATGACACGCAAAGAAACAAAAAAGAGCGTAACGCTCACACTTACAAAAGAAGAGGCCAGTCTGCTTAGCAAAGCTATCGCACGTTTAGAAAGGCACTGCGAGCAAAATCGCATTGGCAATTACGATGTAAGCTCTTTCTTTCTACAAAAAGAAGAGCAAATAAAACTTTTAGAGCTTGGCCTTACATTAATCTGACATATATAATAAGGTGTAGCGGCAACAAAGCCGCTGCACCTATAACCAACAACCATAAACCACCGCAACAATGACTGAAGATTTGTATAAAACAATTTGCACCGCCATTAACGAGAAATGTGAGGGCGAGGGCGAATATGAAATAGAAGTAGAAAAAGACGGCATATTTTACGCAATAGAGCTGCATGTAACGCAATGCTGTGTATATAGCAGACCTGCCACATATTTTGACCCGCCAGAAGAAACAGACAGATGCGATGTGTATATCGACAATATATATGCTTATGATGAAGACGGCGAAGATGTTGCGTGTGATATTTCTTCAGAAGACCTCACGCGCATTGAAGACGCCACAACATGGTATATAAGCTAAATGCAACCTTTAATTTGCGCTATGATGTTTTCAAGTTCTTCTATCGTTGAGGCTTTGAAGAAGTTGCCATTACATTCAATTAAGGCATTAAGCTGCCTGCCAGCCGCCTCTTCTCTGCTTATAAAGAGTTGCCAAATAGGTACGTTTAAGGCTGCTGCCATCTTTTCAAGCGTTGAGTATGACGGCTTGCCATTTATCAGCTGCGAAAGCCCTACGCGGGTAATATTCAGTTTTTCTGCGAACTCTGCCTGCGTAAAACCGTGCTCTTTAATCAGTTGTTTAATTCGTAACATATCAAGATATATATTAATTGCGTGCAAAATTATTTCAAAAACACGATGAAAAGTAAATACTATACATAATAATTCTTAATTCAATATTTTTCTTTACGTTTTATTTTGTCGTGCAAAGTATACGCTTTACATTTGCACCATCAAAAATTAATATTAAAACCTCTCAACAATGAAAACCTCTTTCAAAACAACCCTTTCTCAAGTGATGAACCTTGCATGGCAGTTTGTACGCCGCAACGGGTACACGCTCTCTGAAGCCCTCAAAACCGCGTGGGTTAACATCAAGTTACGCAAGGCACTTGCAAACGGCATTGTGCGCTTCTACTTTCAAAAGGTAGATGGCTCGCTGCGCGAAGCCTTTGGCACGCTCAAAAGTGGCCTTGTGCCGCCTGTCAATCACGAACGCCGTAATGAGGTGACTTGCCAAACCTACTACGACACTGAAAAACAGGCGTGGCGGTGCTTCAAAAAAGCAAACCTCGTAAAAATTTCTCTTTAACCTCTCAAAAACCTCTCACAACAATGAAAACCCTTTCAGAACAAGTAAACGAAATCAAGTCTAACAGCGACAGTCTCAAGAAAAAGCAAGAAGCCTTATTTAAATTAGGTCTTACCAAATATGAGGTAAAGCTCATCTTAGACGCGCCTGCAACTGCACGCCGCGAAACGCATAAATTTACATTTGGCGTAGAGATAGAATGTCTTATGCCAAGACCAGCATTTATTGTCGCCGCACGGCATACAGGTTTGCAGTATCAATACGAGAGCTACAACCATACAGACAATAAGACGTATTATAAGTTTGTTAGTGACTCAAGCATACATGGCGCGAACCCTATAGAGTGCGTTTCGCCAGTGCTTAGCGGCAAAAGCGGCCTTGAAAGTTTAAAAAAATGCTGCAACACAATCAACGCCGCAGGTGCAAGAGTCAATGTTTCAACCGGCTTGCATGTGCATATAGGCGCAGAAAGTTTAACTGACGAGCAATATGTAAGCGTATTTGTCAATTACAAAATGCTTGAAACAGTTATAGACACATTTATGGCCGCTTCGCGCCGTGGCAATGGCTGTGAATGGTGCAAGACTTTGATTAACAGCAACTTTAGTTGGTGCCATACAAAAAGTGATGTGCGTGAAGTTTTGCACGATAGCCGCTATTTCAAGGTAAACCCCTGCTCATACGCAAGACACCGCACGATAGAATTTCGCCAGCATCAAGGCTCTACAGACTTTAAAAAAATATCGGCATGGGTCAATTTCTGTGCAAAGCTCGTTGCGTGGTCAAAAAAGCACAGACTCGCTACGCCAGTTGCAAGCATAAACGACATACCGTTTTTAACAGCGCGCGAAAAAGCGTATTTAAACCGCCGTGCCGCTGAACTCGCATAAAGAAGAGGCAGCAAGAACGCGGCCTTGCAAATATAAACCAACAAAAAACATAAAAATGTGCGTAATCATCATAAAGAAAAAAGGGCAACCTCTGCCAAATTATAATATGCTTTTTCAAGCTCACAAGGCAAACCCACACGGCTGCGGCTTCTTCTCTGACGGCCATTATTACAAAAGCCTTTCATTTTGCGACTTTTACACCAACTTACAGCGTGTTGGCATAAAAGAAAACTGCATTATGCATTTTCGCCTTGCAACTCATGGCTCTGTGTGCCGTGAAAATTGCCACCCATTTATGCATGGCAATTTAGGTTTTGCACATAACGGCGTGTTGAATGTTCAACCGCATGGCGATGAAACAGACAGCGAGGCCGCATTCTTGCGCTATATCGTGCCTGCCTTTGAACGTTACGGCTACGACAGCCCGCACTTTTCGCGAATACTGAACAAAATTGCGGGCTGGTCTAAATTTGCATTGCTTTATAATGGCAAGCTGCGCACGTATGGCAACTTTGTACGTTACAATGGCTACCTTTGCTCTAATTTACGATTTGCCTACAGCAACCGTTTCGCCAACCCTGATTATTCATATAACCATCGCCAAACTCGTTTTTAATAAGCGCATACCGCGCACCAGCGCGGGCATTGGCAATAGCTACTGCCCGCGTTTTTCTATAACCAATAACAAAATCACAAAATGAAAACACTCACACTGCGCATCAAGAAAGAGTATTTTTACGCAATTCTCAACGGCGAGAAAACCACAGAGACCCGCGAAGTGAAACCCACCACTGCCAGCCGCCTTGTTTTCTTTACGCACAAGGGTAAAACGTACCGCCGTGAACGAGATTTGCCAAACGATGACGCGCCTGTAAGCATTACCCCTGTACATTACGACCGCCTTTTGCTTATTAACGGCTATCACGCAAACGCGCCGCGTCTTACTGTTGAGGTGAAAAAGGCCGAATTTTTCTTTCTTGCAGACGAGAATGGCGAAGATGTTACATATATGTACAATGGCGAGAAGTACCACATGGCATTTGTAGAATACACTCTCGGCAACGTGCTTTCTGCAAATGACGTTGAAAAATAGAACGTACCCCAATATATGCCTTTAAAAGAAGCCCTGTTATTTGCAGGGCTTCTTTCTTGTTGCAATTTTGCTTTCATGTTGCCCAACCTTACGATAAACACTGCCGACGGCGCATTGCGGCTGACTGTGCCTGTGACCGCAGACGCGAAAGTGACGAGAAAGCTGATGGAGGAGGACTACGTGACGCTCAAATTCACGCTCG